ACTACTATTAACGTTCCAGCAGCATTTGTTCCTGCAGGCGCACCACAGTCCCCATATATGAGCTACGCATCAGGGCCTACTTGGACTGGTACGTGGGGCGCCTCCGCAACTGGTACAACTCCTATAACATATTATTGGGAGCTAGAGCAAGCAGCTAGTTCTGGTGGCACAATTACTGCATTTGCCTCTGGAAGCACTTCAGGTACATCTTTCACACAATCTATGAACCCAGCCAACGGCCTTTGGGCAAGGTTTTTAGTTGTCGCTAGCAACTCTGTTGGCTCTTCAGGAACGGCTACAAGTAACTGGGCATAATCAACCCTCAAAATAGGATTCACTAGCCCTGACAAACCTCTAATCCTCTTGGAGAATAGTAACTGCGCCCCCGATATCAGGCGTTCACTTCTCTAGAGAAAAAGGTCAAATATGTCAAGTTATAACTCACCACTTCCAGTGGGTTCAGCGCAAGGTACTGGCGCAGCCGCCATCGCTATTGCAGAAACCGCAGGTGGAACTAATAACGTTGGTAACGCTACCGACTCAGCAGGAAACGTAAAAGTAGATTTCGTATGGGGTAACCACCCTATGCAGCCAAACGATGTCCGTACAGAAGAAGCTGCGGTCAATATTGGCGGAACAACAGGCTCAAACGCCCTTTCCTACAAGACTGCTGTAGTAACAGCGGCCTCAGGTAACGGTACAACTGTAACTTACACAGCGGCTAACACATTTAACGTTGGTCAAAATGTAACTATCACAGGGCTTACAACAACAGCAGCTAACCTTACAGACGTAAAGATTGCTTCACTTGTTGGTTCAGCTGGAGCTTACACAGGCTTTACAGTAACAAGCGCAGTATCTGTTTCAGATACAGCTCAAACAGCAGTTGCTAAGGTAGTTGAGAGCTCCCTTCCAGGTGTTGGCGCAGACTACGCTTGGGCAGCTACAACAGCTGTAACAGGTGCTCGTCTAAACGCAGCTCTTGATAACCATGCAAATGCAGAGGCTGAATGGAACAACTACCCTTCATTCACACCAGGCGCAGGTAACTACAAGATTACAGCAGCTTCAGGTGACGGCACAACTGTTACATACACATCACAGAACAACCTTGTAGCTGGAGATGTTGTAAACATTACAGGCCTTACAGCAGGTGCTTACAACCTATCTGCAGCAACAGTTGCTACAGCAGATAAGTTGAAGTTCACAGTAACTAACGCAGCTAACGCTGGTGAAATTACAGGACAGTGGTACGGCAAGGTTGAGTCAACAACTGCTCTAACAGCAGCTGATGGCGCTGGAATTGGCTACATCGTAGTACCTTCAGTACTGGGTGCGACCACAGCTCTAGCTCTTGACGCTCTTAAGGATGCTGGTTACGAAACAGCTAATATCACTACAGCAGCTGGCGCAACTAACACAGCTACACAGCCAACTCAGATTAACGTAACTTCAACTACTGCAGCTACTGTAACCGTCTCTGGCGGAACAGGCACATGGCCAGTAGGTACTAAGGTTACAATCGCAGCTGGTACAGGTATCCCAACAGCACTTGTTGGTACTTGGACTGTAACTGGTGGAAACGGAACAACACTTGTTATTGCAGGTACAGGATGGACAGTTGCCGATACAGGCGCTATCACACCTGGCACACGCCTTACAGGTGCAGCTGGAACAATCAAGACACAGTCAACTGCAGCAGCAACTGCTTCAGTTCTATCAACAGCAACAATTACAATCACACCTTGGGCATAAGTACCCAAGCAGAAAAGCCCCCGCTAACTTCATAGTTCTCCAAGGCCCACTCTAGGCAAGGGGAGCTAAACTGGCATGAACGGCATATTGGTTTGACGAGTGCTTTTAGCTTTAGGGCTTCGGCCGCGTCCTCTGGAAAGAATAGTTCTGAACCTATTTCTCTACAGGGCTGAGTTCCATCAAAGAATGGGGCATCAGTACCACTTGTTCTCTTGCCAGAATTTCCACGCATTGCATGCGCCGTTTGGGTCATTCTCATCTCCGTATCGTTTTAGGATATAACGTAGCCCATATTTTATCTGTAGTCGTGCTTCGGCGGTCTTGGTGACCTTGTAGTTGCCCCAAGTAGAGGGCATGAACTGTGCGATTCCGTAAGCACCCGAAGACTTGTTTTCAGCCTTTGGGTTGAAATGGCTTTCTTTCATCCAGATTTCACGGAGGCACTTCCATTCGCTAATCTTCCAGTCTTGTGTGTAGACCGTTAGGAAAGCGAGCGCTTCAGCGTCAAAGTATTTGACGGTGTCACTTGCCAAGGCGGCCTTGGCTGCTGATTTTGTTGTCTGCACCTTTAGGTGAGTCAACGAGACGGTAACGACTTTTTCGTTTACGGCCGTCTCTGTTTTTGGTGGTAGGGCTTGAGCTGGGGTTATTAGGTGTGTAAACATCAACATACCTGCAAATACAGTGGCCCCTACCTTCTTTAGATTAATCGTTAGATTAATTCTGATATTAAGCATTTCTGCTCCTCTCAGTTGGCAAAAGCCACCTTGTGGGTGGCTTTGTCAGGTTTAACCATAGCACGGGCGTTACGAGCTGTGTCAAGGCGAACTAAGGTTAAATAAAAATATATTATTTACTATGACAAATCTAATAGTAAATGCGTATAGTTTATACATCGGGCTATCAGACGGATAACATTATCGCTCTTGACAAAACATTTAATCTATGATTGGTAGCGATATGAGTATTTCTGACTGGGCTGCATTAACCTCTACAGTCTTAGGTATAGGCGGGGTCGTTGTTCTAGGCATCCGCTGGACCATCAAACATTATCTAGCTGAACTTAAGCCAAACGGTGGCTCTTCAATGCGCGACGCGATTAACAAAATTGGCACCGACATAACCGAGGTTCGTGTATCATTGGCAAGACTTGAAGGTCGCTTCGACCAACATATAGAAGAAGGAGAGTAATGAACACCACTCAGATTAAAGCAATGGCGGCGTCATACGGCCGTTCATTCCTTGCAGCAGCAACTGCTGTCTACGCAACAGGTAACCACGATGTAAAGTCAATTATCGTCGCAGCGCTTGCCTCAACACTCCCAGTAGCTATTCGCGCAATCAACCCTAAGGACCCAGCATTTGGCGTGGTCTCAAAGCTTGTAGGCGATGTGCTAGCTAAGGAAGCAGCTAAGCCTGCTAAGAAGGCAGCAAAGAAGAAGTAAATTTAAATGGGGGGCGGGGTACACCCGCCCCCTTTTTGCTGTACACTTTCTGTAGGAGGTTTAAATATGAAATGCGATAATTGTGAGGCACAGGCTGTCTACTGTGTAAACGACCCAGGGACTAACGCTGTTTACTACTGCTCATCTTGTTTGCCAGACTGGCAGCACGGACGCGCAGCCGCTGGACAGTTCCCACTTCCAGAAGTTGTTAAAACTAAGACGTCAAAGAAAACTTCTGTTTCTGTTGAAGAAGCAGAACCTTCTGTCTCTGTTGAAGAAACGGAAACAACTGTCTCTGATGAGGATAAGTAACAAACAAGCAGTCCAGGTACACCCAGTACCTTCAATGGCGGTAAACCCTAAGGGACCGTTCCCACGCGAACTTTTTCAAGAGCCAGAGATAGTAGACAACTACTCTCCTGAATACGCTGAAGATGGTGGGAACTTCCCTTTAGGGGCCACTGCTCAAAATAACTTTACTCCACCTAGATACCTACGATGCGCTCTATGCTTAGTAAGAGTTTTAGAGACTGAGACCGAGAACCACACCTGCGAGGACTAATGGCTAAAAAAGACCTTAATGCGATTATGAAGCAGCGCCTTGATGAGGCTATTCAATCCAATAAACAAAGAAACGCCAATACAGTTGACCGTCAGGTTAACTGGGATATTGAAAGCGACTTTGAATCTTCAACTCAAGCTACCTCTGACGCTAGCAGTTGGGACATATCAATCCCTAATGATGTTTCAGAAGCAGGTCTTGAGGTGCGTAATGCCCCTACAGCTAACCCTAAGCGGCCACGGGCTTACACTATCTCTTACAACTCCACCACAAAAACATTAGTAATAATTATGCGCAGTGGCGCGTGGTGGCAATATAACGATGTTGAGCCTAATATTTGGTTTGGGCTTAAAAACAGCCCATCAACTAACGATTACCTTCCTGTTATTGAGGCAAACTGCTCATCACATCACGCAGCTGACGTAGACGCGCTTTCTGCTGGAACTAAAGAGCGCCTTAATTACACAGCCTCTATTGCAAGCAGGGTTCAAAACGGTAGTCTTCAAACACTAGACGAAACACTATTTGGCTCAAAGGAATAGCTTTGAAATCATACGGACCACTATACGGCGGAAAACTACGCTATTGGCATAAGAAAGCCTTTCCTATTATTGAAATAGGGACAACCCAAGAAACTGAGATGCCTTACCGTAAAGGTAAGTGCTTAGTCTTTCGTGCGCCTTTTACAGAGCCAGGGTTCTATTTAGGTGTGTGGGTAAACCGCCCAGATATTGGGTGGGATGACGAAGACAAGATTGATGAGATACTATCTGGCGCTATGAAGGCTAGAGTAGCTTGGAAACCTGAGGACGGTCTATTTGATGAATCTTTTTAGAAAGAAAGAAATATGGGTAAAGCCCTTCTCTGAGAAGGTATCAAAGCGAGTTGCCAAGATACCTACTATGGAACTTGAGCAGTGGGCTGAGCAAGCTACTTATGAAGTTGGCAGATGCATGTCTTCCTACGCAAAACAAAGAGAATCTATTTTCTTAGACGAAGCCCTACTAGGTGCAGAAGCGCTACACGCAGTAGTTCATGAGCTAAAAACTAGAACGACTCGCCAATAAGTCGTTTTGTCGACAATTGTGTTACACTTAGGCTGCCTCTCTTCCTCTTCCCGTGATGGCACCAAAAGGCCCTGGGTTTAAACGCCCAGGCTTTTTGTTTTTCACCTAAACTAAGGGCGATATGGATACAGAATTAGACGACGAAGAGTTCTTCCCTGAAGAAGAGGAAGACTTAGAGCCCGAAGAAGAGATTGAAGAGCTTGATGAGCTCTCTAAAGAATTTGTTAAAAAACTTGTAGATAGATGCATCCAGTTTATGACAGCTCTTGTTGGGCATGAGCTTCACCCATACCAAATGCCTTTGGCTCGGCGAGTTATTGAGTCCGTGCTAATTAACGACGGTGAAGAAGTAACAGCGCTTGCGGCACGTCAGTCAGGTAAATCAGAGACGATTGCTAACACAGTAGCTACTCTAATGGTATTACTACCGCGCTTAGCAAAGATGTACCCAGACCTGCTTGGTAAGTTTAAAGACGGTATTTGGATTGGTATGTTTGCCCCAGTTGAGGGGCAGGTAGAAACCCTATTCGGTAGAACTGTAAACCGCCTTACATCTGAGCGCGCACTAGAAATCTTGGGAGACCCTGAGATTGACGATAGCCTTGGTAAGGTCCCTGGGGTTACAAGACAAATCAAATTAAAAAACTCAGGCAGTAGCCTTATGATGATGACTGCTAACCCTCGTGCAAAGATTGAATCTAAGTCTTTCCATTTGATTGTTATTGATGAGTGTCAAGAGGCAGACGACTTTGTAGTATCTAAATCAATCTCACCTATGCTTGCGTACTACTCAGGGACTATGGTTAAAACAGGTACACCAACTACAAGTAAAAATAACTTTTATCGCTCTATTCAATTAAACAAACGGAGAGCTACAGGCACCAAAGCTAGACAGAACCACTTTGAGTGGGACTGGCGGGATGTGGCAAAGTGCAATGCTAACTACGGCAAGTTTATTAAAAAGGAAATGCTACGCATTGGAGAAGACTCTGACGAGTTTCAAATGTCGTACTCTTGCAAGTGGCTATTGGAAAGAGGAATGTTCGTTACATCCACAATTATGGATGAGCTTGGTGACACCTCTCAAGAAGTAGTCAAGGCGTGGCACCGTACACCAGTTGTGGTTGGAATTGACCCAGCTAGAAAACTGGACTCAACGGTCGTAACGGTTGTCTGGGTAGATTGGGATAGGCCTGATGAGTTTGGGTACTTTGACCATAGAATTTTAAATTGGATGGAAATCCAAGGAGATGACTGGGAAGACCAGTACTTCCAAATCGTTAACTTCTTAAGCGCCTATGACGTACTAGCAGTCGGAGTTGATGCAAACGGTGTAGGTGATGCAGTAGCCCAACGATTAAAGTTATTACTGCCTAACTCTGAAGTGCATTCAATTGGCAGTAGCCAGCCAGAGCAATCTAAGCGCTGGAAGCACCTTAAAGCCCTTATTGACCGCCGTATGGTTGGTTGGCCTGCACACGCTAAGACGCGTCGTTTACGTACCTGGAAGCGCTTCTACCAGCAGATGACTGACCTAGAGACCAAGTTTACTGGGCCTAACTTCTTAGCCCATGCCCCTGACGAAGCCCATGCCCACGATGACTACGCAGACAGTTTGGCCATTGCCTGTGCTTTAACTATGGATTTAACAATGCCTTCAGTAGAGGTGTCAAGTTCACCGTTCTATAGATAGTTTTGACTTTAGCCTGATTTTGTTCCCTTTACGTAGCACACTATTTACTGAGGTCCTCAAACCAATTAGGAGTTTATATGTCAATCTCACCAGCACCACGCTTCCCTGAGAAGCACAGTCCTGTATACGACCGTAAGATGGCGGGAGCTTTCCCAGGTCAACGCGGACCACTTCGCTTTGAAGAGGGTATCGCAACAGATACAGATGTTCCACAGTCATTTACAGAAGGCGCAATGCATGGATATATGCCTGCACCTGGCCGACCAAACCGTAATGCAAACGTATTTGAAAAGCTTCCAGAAGAGACAATGCGCGAGCGCGCACACGTTGGTTCTGCAGCTTGGGTAGAAGCCCCAAACAGCCTAAATGATTTTGCTTCTGGCGCGTTTGCTGACCATGGTGATAACCGTTTTGAAGAAGTTTTCCGTGACGGTACTCATCAAGCAGCTCTTAACCCAGCAGTAGTTCAAGACTAACAAATTAAATAGCAAGTCGTCCCCCTGCTTCTTACGTGGCGGCAGGGGGCGACTGCCTATCTAAGGATTATAAATGGCACTCATTTCAGGTAGAGAAGTAAAAGAAACCCCAACGCAGGTGGCTGCAAACCCTAAGCTTTGGAACATGATTACTGCTCAAGCAGGAGCAAAGTTTTCTAAAAACTCTCCAGCCCGAGGTCACTGGATTCACGCTAAGTACAACCAAATGGGCGGTCAATACGTTAAGTCTAAGAAAGATATAGACCCTCGTTTTCGGGACTACGCTCAAGAAAAGCGTGACAAAGAAGAGGCGCAAAAGAAAAAGAAAGTAACCAAGAAAGTTGGTAAGGGCAACATACGAGGCGAACGCTTCATATAAGCCGTCGATATGTTAATATATCGACATTGAGTTTTTACTTATTTTGAAAGAGGTGATTGGTGAGCGGTATTGATTTCTCCCCTCCGAGTTATCGCGCAGCATCCTCTGATTTAACTATCTCAATTTCACCACTTGGTTTGGTGGAATTGGCTGATGAAGAGTTTGAAGTCCACGGTCCGCGTTTAAACCGTTACTCTCTTAACTGGGCCATGTATCTTGGTCACCACTACTCATACCGCCGCCCAACTGGCGAAGCTCAAATCATGCTCAACTATTACAGAGCATTCACAGACTTTTTAATTAACTTTTCATTTGGTAAGGGCGTTAACTTTGGTTCATCAAAGTTAACTGAAGCTATCGTCCCACAACTGTTAGAGCGTGTCTGGGAAGTAGATAATAATAAGGCCACCCTTCTTTGGGAAATTGGTCAGCAGGGCTCTGTATCTGGAGACTGCTTTATTAAGGTTGCATACGAAGAGGCGTGGGTTGACCCATCTGGGCGTCAACACCCTGGTCGTGTTCGCATCCTCCCACTTAACTCATCTTTTGCATTCCCAGAGTTTCACCCACATGACCGTGAACGTTTAATTCGTTTTAAGTTAAAGTACCGTTTCTGGGGAACATCTCTTGAAGGTACCCGCCAAGTGTTTACTTACACTGAGATTCTTACAGACGACATAATTGAGGAATACATCAATGATGAACTTATTGACTCGCGCCCTAACCCTCTTGGCACTATTCCCGTTATCCATATTCCTAATGTACGTATCAGTGGTAGCCCTTGGGGCCTTTCTGATTGCAATGATATTATTAACATTAACCGTGCTTACAATGAGACTGCTACAGATGTTGCTGACATTGTTAACTACCACGCGGCGCCAGTAACAGTAATCATTGGAGCTAAGGCTTCACAGCTTGAAAAGGGCGCTAACAAGGTATGGGGTGGTCTTCCAAAGGACGCTAAGGTTGAGAACCTAGAAGGCGGAGCACAAGGCCTTAAGGGTGCTATGGACTTCATGGCTCTGCTAAAGAAGTCAATGCACGAAATGATTGGTATTCCAGAGTCTGCTTTAGGTCAGGCTATGCCAGTATCTAACACCTCAGGCGTAGCGCTTTCAATTATGTTCCAGCCTTTGATGAACCGCTACCACCAGAAGATTATCCAATACGCCCACGGACTAGAGCGCGTCAATGAGCTTATCCTTATCTCACTTGCTGTTAAGGAGCCAGAGACCTTTACTTGGGACCCTAACTTTAGCCAAGTACCTCTTAAGCAAGGTCAAGCAGCTCAACTAGACCCTAATGACCCAATCACTTTCCAGAACTACGTTAAGTTCCCAGAGCCGCTACCTCTAGATAAGCTCATTGTTCTTAACGAAATCCAGAGCAAGCTTTCTCTAGGTCTTGAGTCTAAGGAAGGTGCACTCCGTGCTCTAGGTGAGGAATTCCCAGCAGAGAAGCTAACTGAGATTCGTCAAGAGCTTATTGAAGACGCTAAATCAGATGGCGCTCTAAAGATGGTTCAGACTCAAATTGAAAATGACATTATGATGCTAACTGGCATGCAGTCAGCTCAGCTAGGCCCAGGCGGCGCTCCAGCTCAGCCTGCAGGCGGCGGAGGCCCTGAACAAGGAGTTCCTCAATCAGTATTGCCTCCAGTAATTGACGACGCAACAATCGCGGCTCAAATGGGTGACCAAGCCCTACGCACTAACCTCGTCACACAAGCTTATGGAACCCAACTCCCACAAAGGAGAGTTTCAGAAGACTACCAAAAATAAAGGCGTTTAGCCTGTAATTTTTCGTAGGTATAGAGAAAATAAACATGTAATACAACGTTTGGTCATTCGTGCTCTCACTTCGGACAACGACCCCTAGAATACAAAGGATGTAAGAATGTCAGAAACTGCAGAAAACATGGCAGCTGCTTTTCAAGCAGATGCTGGAACAGCTCCAGTTGTAAATGTGTCGGGCGTTGACGCGCCGACTGTTACTACTACGGAAGAAGTTAGGTCTAAGTTCTATACGGATGAAGACCTATCTCGTGTCCGTTCACAGGAGAAAGATAAGCTCTACCCTCAGATTGAAAGTCTGAAGGAAGAACTTAACTCACTACGAAAAGAAAAAGAAGAAGAAGCAGCTCGTAGAAATGCAGAAGCGCAAGCTGAAGCACTAAGGATTAAAGAAGCAGAAGAGTCTGAGCTAGATGCGAAGTCTTATGCTGAACTTAAGACCCGTGAGTTGCAGGAGCAGTTGGAGCGTGAGCGTACCGAACGCGAACGAGCCTTCGCTCTTCTGGAGCGCGAAAAGACATATGCAGATTTGCAATCTTATCGTCAACAAGTAATTGAACAAGAACGCGAAAACATCATTCCACAGCTAGTTGATTTCATCCAGGGTAATACCCGCGAAGAACTCGCTGAAAGCGTGGAGCGTTTGAAGGAGCGTTCAGCAAGTATTCTTGAATCTGCGCAGTCTGCTATGCAGAACGCCAGGAAAGAAATGAAGGGAACGAGCATCTCTGCTCCTCCCGCTGGACCATTGGAAACTAATATGGAGCAACGTACGTTAACGGCTCAAGAAATTGCAGCCATGCCGATGAACGAATACGCAAAATACAGAGACCGAATCATGAGCGACTCAGCTCGTGGTAAGTCTCGCGGGCTGTTCGGTTAAACCCCCCAACCCAAAATCTAACAAGGAGTTAAAGCTAAATGGCATCATCCATTACAGGTACAGGCAATCTTGCCGCTGCGCCTACCGCGTATTCAGGTACCAACACACAGCTGACTCAAGCGATTCAGACCATTTGGTCAAAGGAAATTCTTTTCCAGGCCATGCCAATCCTTCGCTTTGAGCAGTTCGCAGTAAAGAAGACAGAACTTGGTGTTGCACCAGGTCTCCAGATTAACTTCATGCGTTACAACAACCTCGGATTTGCATCTTCACTAGTTGAAGGTGTCCGTATGCAGACTAACGCATTGACAGCACAGCAGTTCTCAATCACAGTATCAGAGCATGGTTATGCTCTTGCTGTTTCAGAGCTATTGCTTAACGCTTCATTTGATGACGTAATGGCTTCAGCCTCACGTCTTCTTGGTCGTAACATGGCTATCTACCTAGACCAGCTATCACGCGACACACTCTATGCAGCAACATCAACAATCTACGGTGAAGACCGCTCATCACTATCAGCTGTTAACAACTGGTACGCAGACGGTACAAAGGGCACATCACGTGCTTCAATGACTGGTTCTTACAACCTATCACCTAAGACAGTTAAGGACGCAGTAGAGACACTTGCTACAAAGAACATCCCTCGCCTAGGTGAGACATATGTTGCTTTCATCCACCCACACCAGAGCCGTAAGCTTCGTGACAATCCAGAATTCATTGAAGTCACAAAGTACGCTGCTCCAGGAAACTTCATGCTCGGTGAAATCGGTCGTCTATACGACACAGTATTCATTGAGACAACACAGGTTCTTAAGGTTGCTGGTGGAGCTGGTACAGGCTACTCAGCAGACACAGCTGTTGCTAACCCAACAGTAGCTGCTGGTGGAGGCTATACAACTCCTGCTACCTACACAGGTAACGGAGCATCAGACCGCTACTCAGCTATCTTCATTGGAGATAACGCATTCGGTCACGCAATCTCACTTCCAGTAGAACTCCGCGATGGCGGTATTCTAGACTTCGGTCGTGAGCATGCACTTGCTTGGTACTCAATCTTCGGACTTGGTCTAATCACTGACCAGTCTGTAGTTATTGCAGAAACCAACTAATAACTTAATAGTGGTGGGGCGAGGTTAAGCACGGCCTGAAATAGGGCCACACTCTCGCCCCACTGCACCATCCACAGTCACTAATTAGGAGAATACAATGGCTACAAAAAAGCCCACCGATGTAACTGGCCGTATGCGTGAAGCGCAACTAGAGGAAAATCTAGAAGCCCTACAAGAGCGAGCAGCTGAGATGTCAATGGCATCCGCTACTGCGGCCGTAAAGCTTGAAACAGAAGTTATTGATGCAACTGTCCCAGACCGTCAAACCATCATTGTTGATGAAGTTATCACAGTTGGTAGCTCAGATGACTCGGTTGAAATCCGTGTTATTGAGAACATTGAGAATATGACACTTGGCGCAGGCAACAACTACAACTTCAAAGCTGGTCAAAAGTACAAAGTAACTAAGCAAGTAGCTCAACACCTTCGTGAAAAAGGCTATCTAGCGGGCGTTATTTAAGACTACTGTTACAGACAGGGGGCGGGCTTTCGGGCCCGCTTCTTCGTTTGTAGAGATTTTTTATTAAATTACCGTCATCATTATATATACCGTAGTGTAGGGAGTTCATATGGCTTTGTTGGCTGACTTGCTCTCTAGAGTCCGTCTAGAGATAGGCGACCAGCAGAAGCAGTTTACTTTTACTGCCACTGGTGACGGAACTACTAAAGACTTCTATTTGAATGTAAAGCCTGTTGAGCTTACCAATCTATATGTAACCGTAGGCGGCACAGCTATAGCCTACCCAGCTGGTTACACGCTTGAGGCCAACGTTGGAATGCTTCATTTTATTACTGCCCCAGCTAATAATGCAGCTATTAGGGTCACAGGCACAGCAAATCGCTACTTCTTAGACAGCGAGCTAACTACCTTTATTAATACAGCGGTTACACAGCACACCAACAACCGAACAGACTCGTTTGGAAGCCTAATAAATTTAGCTGCTATCCCCCCTGTTGAAGAGTATCCACTAGCTATCTT